GAATGGCAGTCACCGACGGCCCGCAATTCGTCCGCAGCGACGTAGTGGGTTTTTCGAGCGGCGGAACCTTGGACAACAGCAATGTCGTCCAGATCAATTTCGACGACACGGTGTTTACGCTACAAGAGGGCAAGCAACGCTTGCTCGCTGCGCTGGAACTCATGTTCGACGACATCGCCATCGCGAGAACGTGGCCGATCGACTCGACTACCTAGAGAGCGCAGATGAGCCGAATCGTACGCCCGCGTAGCACCATCGTCCGCCCGTCGGACGCTACCGCTTACACGGCTGGCGACGAAGTTTCGAACAGCGCGACTGCCGGCTCTGTGGTGCGCGCGACGTACGACATGCGCGGCCTGGAGCAAGGCAAGATCCTCTCCGCGCACATCGACGTGACGACCGGCGATGCCTCGAGCGTCGTCACCACTGCGTCGGATCTCGAGCTTCTGATTTTCCGTACGGCCGATGTGCCGGCCGCCGTCGGCGACAACGTGACGAACCCTATCACCGCAGCGGTGCGCGCGAAGGCCGTCGCACGTTTCCGCTTCGATGACACTGGATGGACTGGTGAACTAGGCACTGTCGCCGCGTCCAAGACGCAAGGACAATGGGTGATGCCGACGCTGGTGCAGCCGCTCGCGACGAACGTGGCGGAGTACCCGATCTATGCGTTCAGCTACACCTTCCTTACCGACGGCCAGGTACTCGGCGCCACCGGTGCACAGTTCACCGCTGTTTTGCGCGCCCTCGCTGCGTGGAACCCTGCCGCCGTCATCAATACCATCGGCATCACCCTCGACATCGAAGTGCCGTAAGAGAGGCCACGCATGGCGACATCTAAAGTCGCGATCGCGAACGGCGCTCTCCAGAAGCTCGGTGCAGATCGCATCGAAGCCTTCAATCAGGATGCCCCGAATGCTCGCTCCGTAAGCAATGCCTACGATAATGTTCGCACGGCGCTCCTGCGCGAATACGATTGGGGCTTCGCTATCCGGCGCGCATCCATCGCCGCCGATGGCGATCAGACGTTGTGGGGCGAGCATAACCGCTTCGTCCTGCCGAACGACTACATCCGATATTTGCGCGACGACGAAAGCGGCAAGCGCGTCGACTGGAAAACAGAGTCCGATCCAGACGTCGGAGTTTACATCGTCACTGACGACGCTTCTCCACTGAACATCCGGTACATCGCCGACGTCAACGATCCAAACTTTTACGACGCCCTGTTCGTAGAGGCGTTCCAGAACAAACTCGCTTCCGAGATGTGCCAGGAGATCACGCAAAGCACTTCCAAGAAAGCGAAGATCGACGAAGACTTCGACGCCGCTATCGCGAAAGCGAAAAAATTCGGCGCGATCGAGAAAGACGCCCAAGATCCCCCCGAGGACGACTGGATATTGGCGAGGCTCTGAGTGGGCCGCGCATCCAACATTCAGCACTCGTTCAACTCCGGCGAGATGACGAGCCTCATGCTCGGCCGGCAGGACATCAACAAGTACGCCTCTGGCATGTTCGTTTGCCTGAACGGCATGCCGCTCGTGCAAGGCGGTTGGACTCGCCGCCCGGGCATGGCGTATCTGCATCAAGCAAAATTCCACGACAAGATTTCGCGCCTCATCCCGTTCCAGTTCTCGGTGGAGCAGACTTACGTCCTTGAGTTCGGCGACAAGTACATCAGGTTCTTCACGCTGCACGGCATCCTGACTCAAACCTCGCAGGCGATCACCGCAATCACCAAGGCAAATCCGGCGGTTGTGACATACTCAGGTGCCGACACCTACGCTAACGGCGACCGGGTGTACATCTCTGGCGTTGTTGGCATGACGCAAGTGAATAACCGCGAGTTCGTGGTAACGAACGTCAACGCCGGCGCGAACACGTTCGAACTTTACGACTCTGACGCTCTGAAAGTCGATAGCACGAACTATGATACGTATTCGTCAGTTGGCACTGTCGCGGAGATCTTCGAAGTCGCCACGAACTACACGGAGAACGATGTCGAGCAGATCCGCTTCGTGCAATCTGCCGACGTGCTTTACCTGCTGCAACCTGACTTTCCTCCGGCGCAGCTTGTGCGCGCTTCGGCGCTCTCGTGGTCTATCTCGGACATCACATTCACCGATGGTCCGTATGATTCGACGAACACGACGGCGACCACGTTGACGCCGAGCGCGGCGACCGGCTCTGGCGTGACGTTGACGGCGAGTGCTACCACAGGTATCAACGACGACGCCGGTTTCGCGACGACGGATGTGGGACGTTTCATTCGAATCAGAGAAGGCACTATTTGGGGCTACGTTCTCATCACTGCCTGGACGTCGACGACTGTGGTCACTGTCACCGTGCTCTCGACGCTCACGAACACGAACGCAAAAACGACATGGCGTTTGGGCCTTTGGTGTAACACGACAGGCTTCCCGTCTACCGGCGCGTTCTACGAAGATCGACTGTTCCTTGCCGGCGCTGCGGATTTTCTACAACGACTCGATGGTTCGAAGTCGAGCAATTATACGAACTTCTCGCCCACAGCGAACGATGGCACGATAGCCGATGACAACGCCGTGGCTTTCACGCTCAATTCCGATGACGTCAACTCTATCATCTGGATGGTGCCGAACGAAAAAGCACTTCTCGTCGGCACAAGTCGCGGCGAATGGGTCGTACGCGCATCCTCCCTCTCAGAAGCCGTGACGCCGACGAACATCAACGGCAAACCCATGTCGCGCCACGGAAGCGCCAATACGGCTCCCGTCAATGCCGGGAGGGCTGTGCTTTTCGTGCAGCGTGCTTCTCGGAAGCTGCGAGAGATGGCGTACGTGTGGGAAGTGGACGGATTCAAGGCGCCGGACATGGCAGTCCTTGCGGAACACATCACGCGCCCGAGCCTCGACGAGATCGTCTACCAGGAGCAACCGCAGGCTATTGTGTGGGGCAAACGCGGGGATGGCGTGCTGCTCGGCCTCACATACGAGCGGGATCAAGATGTCGTCGGCTGGCATAGGCATGAACTCGGTGGCTTCAGCGATGCCGCGCAGGAAACGGTGCCTGTGGTGAAAAGCTTAGCTTTGGTGACAGACCCGAGTGCGACGCGCGATGAACTCTACATCAGCGTGCAGCGCTACATCAACGGTCGCAGCCGTCGCTACATCGAGTACATGAGCAAGATTTGGGAGGTGGATGACAGCCAGGAAGATGCCTTCCATGTCGACTGCGGCTGGACGACGGTGAATTCGCCGACGACTGCAACCGTCACTGGCCTCTGGCATCTCGAGGGCGAAACAGTTGGGGTGTATGTCGACGGCATGAAGCACAACGACCTTACCGTGACAAACGGAAAAGTGACACTCAATCGCGCCGGCACGATCATCACGCTCGGGTATTACTTCAACAGCGACGGGCAGACGCTTCCGCTAGATGGCGGCACGCCGGATGGCTCCTCGCAGGGCAAGATCAAACGCATTTCCAAGATCGGCTTTTGGCTGGTCGACACGCTCGGCCTCAAGTTCGGCCGCACCGCGGATCACCTCACCGAGATCATCGTGCGCCAATGGGGCGCGAACTTCGGCGAAGCAACGCCTCTTTTCACAGGCGTTGTGCGCGAACGCTTTGAGGGTACATACGATAAGCTCGGGCAAGTGTACTGGCGTTCCGATGGACCGTTCCCGGCGAACATACTCGCCGCGATGCCACAGTTTGAGGTGTCAGATGATTCGTGATGTCGTGCCCTTCAAGCGCTGGCACTACGCCTGGCTCGTGGACAAGGCTGTCGATCAAATCGGTGATCTCGCGATGACCAAGGAAGTGCTTGCGACGCTGGAAGCGCACAATACCTGGACAGGAGTCGTTGACGGCGAGCCGATCGCGGTGGCTGGCACGATGAATCTCTGGCCCGGACGTCATATGGCTTGGGCGCATATGACGCTCGCAACCGGGCCGCACATGCTGTGGATCACGCAGGCGACGCTGAAGAACCTCGAGCAAGTGAAGGGTCGTGTGGAGCTTACAGTGCGCGCCGACTTTATCGCGGGGCATCGGTGGGCAAAGATGCTCGGCTTCCTGATCGAGACGCCATGCCTGAAGCAGTATGGCCCGACAGGTGAGGATCATATTGGTTATGTGAGGATAAGCTAATGGCCGTCGCAATCCCTTTCATCGTCGCCGCAGCGGCCGTCGTTGGCGCCGGCGCAGCCATCCAGCAAGGCGAAACTGCCAAGGCTGCGGCGAATTATAACGTCAAGGTCAATCAGCAGAACGCTCAACTTGCGAAGCAGGAGGCCGAGGATCTGGCGCAGCAGAAAAATCGCGAGACGTTCATGCGCTTGGGGTCGATCAAGGCCGCGCAGGGCAAGTCCGGCGGCAGCGGCAGCGCAGGCAGCGTGCTCGATGTGCTTGGTGATGCCGCAGCGCAAAGCGAACTCGACAAGCAATATACCCTCTATCGCGGTGCAATCGGTGAACGCCAGTTCACCAACACTGCCGGCCTCGATGCGTTTACAGGCAACCAGGCGCAGAGCGCGAGCTACCTGAAGGCCGGGAGCGAACTCCTCTCCGGTGCCGGCAACTACTACAAAGCGGATTCTTCGCTGAACAAATAGGATCATAGAATGCCTCTGCTCCCTTCAAGCGGATACAGCGCACAAGTCGGCGGCCTTCCGCTGCCCGCCGGCAGGGATCATCGCGCCAGCATGGAAGACCCGGTTGCCGCGGCGGCCGGACAGTTCTCGCACGTCGCGCAGCAACAGGCTGACGTCTTCCTGCGGCAGAAGGAAGAAGACAACTCCCGCCAGGTGTCGGTCGGCGCGTCACAAATTCGCGTCGACACGGCGAACGACATCAACGCAGCGGAGCAAAGCGGCGCCGATCTCGAACCGATCAAGCAGCGCATGCTGGATCGTTTTTCGAAGCTCGGCGAAGGACTCGAGACGAGGAAGGGTGCCGATCATCTGAAGTTCTACACGGCGAACGCTTCGCTCATGTTCGACGAGCAAGCGAATCGCATCGCTGTGCAACGCGCGTATTCGACAGCGACGCTTGGCGCAGCCGAATTGATGCGCAACGAATCAAAGATTATTCAGGACAATCCTGGTTATCTGCCGTACGCCACAGACAACATGCGCGCTTATGTCGACACTTTTTCCAAGCTGTCGCCAGAGCGCAAGAACGCGATCTTCGACAATCAGAAAAAAGAACTGAACATGACCGCGGCGTTGGCGGGCATTCGCTCGGACGTCAAGAGCGGCAAAGAGGCCGTCGAGAAAGGCAAATTCGATCTAAACCCGGAGCAGTACAATACTGCCCTTCGCTTTGCTGACACGCGCGAGAACGC